GTCTTTCCACAATTTTAGCGAAGAAACACAATGGCCTGCCCGTCCCGAAGAGCAATATGACTGGGAAGAACCACGGGTCACCGAAGCTCAATCCGAATTGGGTGGAAGCATTGCTCCTGGGCAGGGGCATGACGGGGTGGACCCAATTGCCAACAGAGTGGACCGACTCCGCCTCCTTGGCAACGGAGTCGTCCCCCAAACCGCAGAATTAGCGTGGAAGACATTATGGAAGGAAATGAAATGACCGAAGAGGAATTCGAAGCGCGAGCGTTATACGAGGATTACCGGGAGGAATTGTGCAAAAAACGCATGGAAGAGAATGAACCGATAACCGACGAAGAATTTGAAAAGCGGGCAAATTACGACGAATACGCCGAGCAGTTGCGTCGTGATCGCAACGTTGCGCGGGGACAGGGATGGATGAACGACGATGAATAATCGTTTGGCAACCTACGAAGAGGTTTTGCGCGGATGGCGGTATTTTTGGTCGCAGACGGAAATTGATCACTTTGTCAAGGACGAGAATGGAAGAAACTTACTGGATGAAAACGGAATGATGCTTGCGGTGCGAACCAAGAAACAACGTCAATTCCCAAGCAAAATGTATTCGTACTTTAAGAATTGTGAACAAGGTAAAAAGAAAAGTGATTCATGAAATAAAGTCCCTGCTTCACCGCTGGGGCGAGGAAAGTGATTTGGATGAAGAGGATTTGTTGAAGTGCGTGGGTGAGGCGATTGATGAATATTTCGACGAGGACGTAATTGATTTTGACAGCGACATAGAATTGGAGGAAGAGGAATGAACGTATATTCGCCCACGGGCAAAAAGATCGAGAACTGGCCGCAATGGGTACAGCGGTTGGTGGATGAAAACAAGAAACTGTACGACCGTATCAATGAGTTGCGTGCGGAGAATCTGCAACTCAAGGCGAGGTGTCGTGACCAGTGAATCCGAACTGCACGAAAGAATACGCAGGAGTGAAACGCAGCTTGTTTCGCAAAAATGCATCGTCCGATTGGTCAGGGCGGACGCATCCGACGTTGAAATTAAGCCCCGAAACGTTGGAGAGGATACTGAAGGCTGGTCGGTTGGTAAGGAGAAAATCCCGACCGACACGCTCGAACAGGCAATAATCGTGGCTATGGAGATGCAGGCGAGGGAGAGGGATGCGTAGAATTCTGTTGTTCGTTTTATTTTTTTCATCATGCGCGCAAAAGCAGTGGTCGAATGAAATAACGGAGATCATTCGTCGAGATGCGGAAAACAAGAGGCATGAAATCATGATTCTTGAAGAGATTGGAAACGCCGAGACGAATGAGGACAGGCGTGCGTTCATGTTTTTTTTTCAAGAATACATGCGCGTACCGAGGTTGAAGATTCGCGAGGAGTGGAAGGAGCATCCCGAATACATTGAGGGTGGGATTGATGTGAAGTATTAGAATTTGCGTTTTTTCAATGAAAACTAAAGTAACAGAAAAATTTACATTTGAAGCGGCTCATCGAATTGAGGGAGTCGGTAAAGAAAACGCAAGGATTCATGGTCATTCGCATGAAGTATATGTAACCATAAGCGGAGAACCTAATAAGCGATATGGATGGGTTATTCCCCATGAAGAGTTTCGGACTAAGGCAGGGGCAATCGTTAAGCAGTTAGATCATACATATTTGAATGAGTTTATTGAAAATCCCACAGCTGAAATGATAGCTCGGCACTTGTGGTTAAAGTTGATGGATAAAAGATTTCCAGATCATTTGACCTTGGAATCTGTAAAAGTCTGCAAAGTGGGAATGTGCGTGGAGGTAAATGGATGATAGAAGCAAGGTTAGTCTACTTAGCAGGACCAATTTACGAGCAAGATGACACTTGTATTCGTTGGAGAAAAGCCGCCCACAAGATATTGATGACTAAAAACATCATGTGCATCAAACCAACTGATGCTGATTATCGAGGGCAAGAAACTCAAAAATATATTCCCGAAACAATAGTTCAAAAAGACAAAAGTGATATTATGACTTGCGATACTATCTTGGCAAAATGCGACTTTCCAAGTTACGGAACCGCAATGGAAATAATGTTTGCCTGGTCGTTGCAGAAGCAAATTATTGTGGTGACAAATAGCTTCAGTCCTTGGATTCGCTTCCATGCGAGTTTTATATTTCCTACTGTAGAAAAAGCACTTGATAATTTGAAATTCCCCGAATTTGACCCAGGTATAACCAAATGATTGTAATGCCTTCTAATAATGCAAAAGGCATTGTCCATTATTGGGCGGGGCAGGGTTATCCTGTTGGTTGGTTATTTACACCTGAAGGTTCAGTCCGTGAACCAGTTCCTTGGATTCCATATGCGGTGGATAATGGCAAATTTGCAGTTTGGTCAAGCGGTAAGGATTGGTGTGAACACGCCTTCTTAAAGCTTTTGGATTACTACAACGAAACGATTCTAAAGCCTCGCTTTGTCAATGTACCCGATGAGGTAGGAGATGCAGATGAGACGAAAAGAATGTGGGATAAATGGTATCCTATTTTAAAACAATCATACAACCTAGATTGGTCTTTTTGCGTACAGGACGGAATGACTCCAGACGATGTGCCTAGTGAAGCATCTGTTGTATTTGTTGGAGGGACTATGGAGTGGAAACTTCGGAATCTCACAATGTGGACTGAATCATTTGATCGCGTCCATGTCGGAGCAATCAATACTTTTAAGAATTTATTACGATGCCAAGAGATTGGTGTGGAGTCATGTGATGGTACTGGATGGTTTCGGGGTCCAAAGATGACAGATACTCTTCATCGTTATTTTCGAGTCCAAGCAGGAGAAGAGTTATTACCTAATCAAATGCAATTATGCCTAAGATAACCTACGCAGATGAGGTGGATGCCCACTTTGGCATCCCTTGGACGGATGATTTAAAGTATGTCAAGGGCGAGCTTGCCTGTGCCTTGAGCGAGGAGGAAATCGACGCATTGCCGCAGGAACGGGCGGAGATGTTGAGTCGTTTAATGATTGACCAACCACAAAGCGAAAAAGAAGACCCGATTGAATGGGGATGGACACTACCGGGGTGGAGACGGGTAATGGATCGATTCAATAAGGATAAAATACATGTGATATTGGGCGGAAATCGTGCGGCTAAGAGTTATTTTTCAACCCGAATGCTCGTACATTTAGCCCAACAGATTCCCGAAGCGGAGATTCGCAGTATGCACGTGACAGAGGAGCGCAGTATTCAAGACGCTCAGAAAATGGTGTGGTCAGCACTTCCAATGAGATACAAGCGGTCAAAAAAGAAGGGTGCTAATCATAGTTTGCAATACAATCAGAAGAACGGATTTAATTCAGCCAAGGCAATTCTTCCACCACTTGACCCGAATGCGGAGCGTGGATCGACGATTTATTTCAATAATTATCGCCAGTACATGGCGGACCCGCAGATATTTGAGGGTTGGTCGGCACATTGCATACATCTTGAGGAGGAAGTTCCCAATAATATTTTTGAAACACTTCTTGGTCGAACCGTTGATTATCACGGACGATTGATTTTGTCATTTACCACTCTACAGGGATTTACCCCATTGGTTAATAGTTTACTCAAAGGCGCACATACAGTTAAGAAAAAATACAGTAAATTATTAGACCGTGAATTACCAATTGAACAAGTCTCTGCAAACTGGCCCGATTGCCGAATTTATTATTTTTGGACACAGGATTCCCCGTTTATAGATGGTGATGAATTAATCCGCACATACTCAAAGCAACCACTGGAGGTCAAGCTTGCCCGATTATACGGCATTCCGAGCAAAGCCGTGGAGGGCAGGTTCCCAAAATTCAACAGGGAAACAAATGTTGTTCCGCATGAAAAAATTCCATTCATACAGGATGACACACGGGCAGTCACACGATATATGGTGGTTGATCCCGGCGGCTCGAAACCGTGGGTGTGCATATGGGCGGGAGTCATGCGGGATGGAAGTATTTACATCTACCGCGAGTTCCCCGACACCACGATGGGTCAATGGGCATTACCACATATCAACGGGGTAGGGAAGAGCGTGGGCAAGCCTGGTCCCGCCCAAAGACCACTCGGTTGGGGGTACAATCAATACAAGGAACATTTCGAGGATATGGAACAGGATGAGGAAATATTTGAGCGTATTGTTGACCCTAGAATGGGCGCGGCAACGGTCAGGGAAAAAGAGGGGGAAAGTAACATAATTACGACTATGGCAAACTTGGGCGTTGTTATGCGTCCCGCACCGGGCGTGGAAATCGAGACGGGGATTGCAAAGATCAATGATGCGTTATCGTGGAATGACACCGAGCCGATGAGCGACGAGAATAAACCGAAACTTTATATTTCCGACAGATGCGAGAATACGATCACTTCGATGATGGAGTACACGGGTCAGTCACGCGCTGATCATTTTAGTGATCAAATCGACTGTATTCGATACCTCATGGTCAGTGGCGCGGATCATATAACCAATGAAAGCATGATGGTCACGGGCGGAGGCGGCTATTGAAAACCTCCTGCGGGGAAAACTTCGATCAAAAAAAACCCGCAGGAGGTTGAACTATAATATGACCTAATAATATTGAACGAATTCCATTTGACTAGTCAACTACAAACGACTATAAATTGATACTAAGTATGCAAAGTAATGCCGATCCCGAACTTTTATACGTTTCCAAGGAACCCGATATTGGATATTTGCAGGAAACTTACCGCCGGACGCAGAGTGATTTGGGTGAATGGATAGACCGCAGACAAAGGGATTACGACACCCGCAACTGTTTATGGAATGGAAAGTCGGATGATTTTAAGAAGCATTCCAATTTGAGCGCCACGGGCGAGGTGTTTCCTTGGGAAGGCGCTTCCGATCAGAATTGTCAACTCGTACATGAAGCAATCAACACGATGGTTGCGCAGTCGCTTAATTCAATCAGAAGGGCGCAGATTGTGGCCAATCCGATTGAATCCGATGATATTGAACGCTCGAATGTAATCAGTAATTTTATTCGCTGGTTGATTAATTCAAGAATGGACGAATTTTACGACCAGGTCGAACTCGGATTGAATCATTTGTACGAGAAGGGAATGATGGTTCACTACTGTTATTGGGAGTCGCAGGATTTAAAACAGCAACAATCCATTCAACTCGATCAGATTGCGCAAGTCCTTCCACAGATTGCACAGGCAATACAGGACGGCAGTATGGACGAGGAATTATCCTCCGCCCTCAAGGATCAGTTCAAAGTATCCAAGGCAAAAGCCCGTGGTATGCTTAGAGAGATGCGTTCAGATGGAGAAACCACCATTCCCGTGACCCGTCGCGTGATCAACCAGCCGAGAATCAAGGCGCTTGCGCCCGACGAGGATGTGTTTTGGCCATCCTACACCATTGATCCGCAGGAAGCACCCTACGTATTTCACGTTCTTAACATGACACCCGAACAATTACGCTCCAAAATAAACACGGAGGGATGGGATGAGGAGTTTGTGGACAAAGCAATCGAGCTTGCTCAACGCGGGGATACGGACACGCAGATTAACAATTTACGCTTGCAGGACGAAGTCATAAGAAATGACGACGAAACCATTCGGGTTATTTATTGCTACCAACGCTTGCTCGATGAAGACGACGTGCCCGGTATATTCTGTACGATCTTCTGCGAAAACGTACCCGACGTATTCGCCAAGCATCAACTCCTTGATTACGGACATGGAAAGTATCCGTTCGTGGTCACGACTTACGAAAAGACCAGTAAGCGCCTCTACCACTCCCGCTCAGTTGCGGAGCTTGGAGAGGGACCGCAAAACATTTTGAAGATTGAAGAGGATGCATCCATCGATCGTCAAAGCATTTCCACATTACCACCACTCTTGGTACCGTACGGTCGGAGTCCATCGAAGTGGGGGCCGGGTGTGCGTGTTCCGTACCGCACGCTGGGGGAGTACAGATTTGCCGACGTTCCCCGATTCGACGGTGGTTCCATATCGGTGCGTCAATACGTGAAGGAGGGATTTGATCGATTGATTGGAAGAAAT